ACTTTCTGATTATGGAAACTTAAAAACAAATTCTTTAAACTGAATATTATGTCAGAAAATGAACAAGCGTGGAATAGAAAATATTTTAGGGGACAATCTGATTATGATTTGTTGATTATAATCGAGCAATGCTTTGATGAGTTAAAACAACGTATTGTATCAGTAAAGCCTTTAACGCCACAAACGCAGGTTGATTTATCCTCATTGAATCCAGATTCCGGGTTACTTAAAAGAAAATATAACAGAACTGTATAACGAAGTAAACTCATAAAAATAAATATATGAACACACACACACCATTAAGAGAAGCTTATAGATTATTGACAGAATTGAAAAGCAGCAAATTATCAACAGAATTGGAGGATGGAAAGGATCTTATTGAATTTCTCCGAAGATCAGAGCCTATCGGTATTGATATTGTTTATCCAAGTATTTCCTCAAAAGACGGAAATTTTAGAGTAGCACTTCCTAGTAAATGTATAGAAAGGGTAATAAAATATATTACCGAACAGTTTATTATCGAATCTTTTTATATCAATAAGGATATTGATCGTGCAGATCGTGATTCAAAATGATTGAAATTCCTGACGATATTGACCTGACCCTGGTAAGCGGTTTTTTGGAGGGTTTGAAACCCGATCCGCTGATGACAGTCAGTGAGTGGGCTGACGCAAAACGCATCCTGCCGGAAACATCTGCAGAGCCGGGCAGATTTGCGACAAGCCGGACTCCCTATCTCAAAGAGATCATGGATAAATTGTCTGTGACTGATCCCGCTCAGAAGATTGTTGTTGAAAAGGGTTCACAACTTGGTTTTACAGAAGCCGGCAATAATTGGACAGGTTATTCAATTGATATCGCTCCGGCTCCGTTCCTGTTTATCATGCCCACTGATGCTTTGATGAAAAAAACATCCAAGCAAAGGATTGAAAAAATGATTGATAGTACGCCGGAGTTAAAAGCAAAAGTTCCAAAAGCCCGGGGGAAAGATGGTTTAAATACCCTTCTTTATAAAGAATATCCGGGTGGATTCCTTACTATGATAGGTGCAAATTCCCCGGTTGGCCTCTCTTCTATTGCGGCAAAAAACATTTATGGTGATGAAATAGACCGTTATCCGGATAGTGTAGGTGGTGAAGGATCAGCCGTTGACCTGGCGGAGACCCGTTCCTCCACTTTCGGCAATCGCAGGAAGTTATTTTTAACCAGTACCCCGACGCGGAAAGGTGTAAGTCAGATTCATGCAGAATTTGAAAAGACCGGCCAGCGTTATTATAATGTACCATGCCCATTTTGTGGTGAATACCAGGTGCTGGTTTTCGAGCAATTAAAATATGAGAAGGAAAAATATGAGGACACAAAATATGAATGCAGTCATTGTAAAACCCTGATTCCGGAATATTGTAAAACCCAAATGCTGGAAAATGGTGAATGGATACCAAAGTTTCCGGAGAAAGAAGACGGATATACATTCGGGTATCATATCGGTGCTATTTATTCCCCTTACGGAATGTATTCCTGGGCAAAAATGGCTAAGGATCATGACGATGCGCAAGGCAATATTCCCAAACTAATTGTTTTTACCAATACCAAGCTGGGAGAATGTTATGAAGAGCAGGGAGGTGAAAAACCGGATTGGGAAGCCATTTACGACCGCACGGAAGATTATAAGGCTAATACAGTATTTGCCACAGTTGCTTTTATCACAGCGGGTGTAGATGTGCAGGCAGATCGCCTGGAAATTGAGCTCGTGGGCTGGATAAAAGGCAAGTCCTCACAAAGCATTGATTACCGGGTATTGATTGGAGATACCAGCCAGGATGAAGTATGGAAACAATTAAGCGAGATATTGAATGAAACCTGGGAGCGTCAGGGAGATCATGCGATAATGAACATACGTGCAATGGCGGTAGATACCGGTTATAATACCGAAAAAGTATATCAATTCACTCAAAAACACAGTACTTCCCGGGTACTTCCTGTAAAAGGACGTGATAATCTTAATCAATATATTTCTGCTCCAAAGGCGGTGGATGTTGTAAAAGCCGGGAAAAAAATCGGCAATGTTAAGGTATGGGGCGTGGGTGTAAGTTTAATTAAGAGTGAGATATATGGCTTCTTAAAGTTACATATAGATATTGAAACGGGGGAAGTGCCGAATGGATATATGCATTTACCGAATCACCGGGATACAACTTATTTCAGAGGGCTTACCGCTGAAGAAATTACCCTGGTGACTAATAAACGCGGCTTTGATGGCTATGTCTGGGTAAAGAAATATAAGCGTAATGAACCTCTTGACTGTCGTGTGTATGCCCGTGTAGCTGCTTATATAATCGGAATGGACCGGTGGAATGAGGACAGATGGAAAATAGAAGCTGACACGTATCAGGTAAAACAGCAAACAGAAGTCCCTAAACCCATTCCCAGGCGCAGAAGTAGTTGGTGGGATCCTATAAACTAACCGTTAAATTCGAATAAATGGAATCGATTACACATGTGAACGAAATATTTACCAGCCTTACTCCAAGTCCGGCGGATACGGAATTAATGGAGGTTGTTATTGATGCAGCGTGTAAATATTATCATATCACAGAGGATGATTTGTTAAATCTTAATCGTGCAACGGTTAATGCCCGCCAGATCTGTTATTATATCATTTTTAGCAATACCCAATTGAAGGAAAAAGCAATTGGCCGGCGCTTTAAAAAAGGACGCACATCTGTACAGTATGGTGTCGGCTTAATCGATATCCACAAGAATATTTATAGGCAAGTTTTAGGCAGCATAAACGGGATCATAGACATTGCGAATAACTTTGATAAAAAATACCAATGGCATTTACAACCGATCAATATAATACATTAACTGAGGCAATTGCACAGGGTGCAACCCGTGTGAAGTATGCTGATAAAGAAATAGAATACAGCAGTTTAACTGATATGCTGCGTTTGAAAAGAGTCATGGAGATTGATTTGGGCATAACGGCCGGCAATACCCGTAAATACGCTCAGTTCACAAAAGGGCTATGGGATAATACAGAGATCCATCATGATGATGATTTTTTACTTTAAAAATGTCTAATGAAAAGAAATTTATTTGATAAGGTTGTTGAAATGGTATCACCACAGCAGGCGCTCAGCCGCTATCATGCCCGTGCGAGACTGGAAGTAGTACATAAAAAGTTTGATGATATGATCAAAACCCAGGAGCGTAAGTATGACGGAGCTTCCAAAAGCCGTCATTACAGCGACTGGTATTTACCAACCTTATCTGTGAACCAGGAAATACTTCAGGCACTGGTTATACTTCGCGAAAGGAGTCGTGACTTATGCCGGAATAACCCCTATGCCATCAATGCGGTCCGGGCCATAAAAAATAACGTAGTCGGTGCTGGTATTATTCCCACTCCCAAAAATGTGCGTAACAATCAGGCGAAAATTATTAAGCAATTATGGAAAAAATGGGCTACCAAAACCATTTGTGATTTTGATGACATGAATACCTTTTATGGTTTACAAAGCCTTGTGATGCGCGTGGTGGCTGAAAGCGGTGAATGTTTCGTAAGGCGTATAAGAACCAGCAGTAAAAATGATGTTCCTCTTAAATTGCAATTATTGGAAAGTGATTTTCTGAATACTTCTTATCATACTGGTATCTGGCAGGATGACAATACTATAACCTACTATGGTATTAAATTTAACCGGCAGGGTGAACGGTTGGGATCTTGGTTATATAAACATCACCCTAATGAGTTTGGCTCAGATACAGAATTTGTAGACGCAAAAGATATTATTCATGTGTATGAAGTGGAGCGTCCGGGACAAATCAGAGGTGTTCCCTTCAGTTGTGGAGTAATGCTTAGACTTCGCGGTCTGGATGATTACGAAGAAAGTGAACGGACTCGTAGCAAGATAGCGGCATCGTTTTCCGTATTTATTACAGATGATTCGGCTGTTGATAATGTAACGTCAGCCAAAAGAGAACCTTTAGAAAAAATCGAACCTGGTATTATTGAATATCTTCCGCCAGGTAAAAAAGTGGAGGTTGCCCAGCCTCCGTCACAACAGGGTTTTGGGGATTTTGTGAAAGCAAATCTTCGTGGGGTAGCTGCCGGATTTGGTACTTCTTATGAGACACTCACCAATGATTACAGTAATGTAAATTTCAGCAGCGGCCGTATGGGATGGCTGGAATTTAACCGTAATATTGAACATCTGCAATGGAATTTACTGATCCCGCGTTTTTGCGATAAAGTCTATCCCTGGTTTATTGAAGCAATACAATTAAAAGGATATATACCTTTTACTGTTGAGCCCGATATTAACTGGACTCCGCCAAGACGTGAAATGATAGATCCCTACAAAGAATTACAGGCAATTAAAGTGCAAATGCGTTTGGGAATCATTAGCTGGCAGGATGTAGTGAGGATGTTTGGGTATATACCAGAGGAATTGAAAGAAGAATTGCAGGAGGATAAAGATATGTGG